TAATGGAAAGGGTCTCGTTGTATATGAGGAACCCAAGAAGGAAAACAATTATATTATAACTGTTGATACGGCTAGAGGCATTGATCATGATTACTCCGCATTTGTAGTTTTTGATATCACACAGTTTCCATATAAAACTGTAGCAAGATATAAAAACAATGAGATCAAACCTATGCTGTTCCCAAGTATTATCTTGGATATGGCAAAGGCATATAACGAAGCCTATGTATTAGTCGAAGTCAATGATATCGGTGATCAGGTTGCGACAATTTTACAATACGATCTAGAATATGAAAATATGCTGATGTGTTCTATGAGAGGTAGAGCAGGTCAAATTGTTGGATCTGGTTTCTCTGGTAAGAAAACACAGATGGGAGTCAGGATGACTGCTGCTGTTAAAAAAACTGGGTGCTCCAACCTCAAAGCTTTAGTAGAAGAAGATAAGCTGATGACCAATGATTATGATATCATTGCTGAACTTACTACCTTTGTACAAAAGAAACAATCATGGGAGGCAGAAGATGGTTGCCATGATGACCTTGCAATGTGTCTGGTTATCTTTGCATGGTTAGTTGCTCAGGATTACTTCCGAGAGATGACGGACAACGATGTTCGTAAAAGAATCTATGAAGAACAGAAAGAGCAGATTGAACAGGACATGGCACCCTTCGGGTTTATTAGTGATGGTTTAGATGATGACATTATCACTGATAGCGATGGCACGAAGTGGACAGTAGACAAAGAGACAACATCTACATATGGTGACATGTCATATATGTGGGAGTATTATTAATGAGAGTTGTTATTGTTAGTGGTGGATTTGATCCTATCCACAGTGGACACATTCATCATTTTAAAGAAGCTAAGAAGTTAGGTGATATTCTGATTGTGGGATTGAACTCTGATGAATGGTTGACCAGAAAGAAAGGTAAACCCTTTATGCCTATCGAAGAAAGACTGGCAGTCATCAAAGAATTAAGAATGGTAGATACTGCTGTACCATTTAATGATGATGACAATAGTTCTATTTCTCTCATCAAAAATACATTGGTATTATTTGATGATGTAGTATTTGCTAATGGTGGGGATAGAACAGCAAAAAATATACCAGAGATTGATGCGTTTGATAAGGACCCAAGAGTGCAATTTGCATTTGGTGTAGGTGGTACTCACAAACAAAACTCCAGCAGCTGGATCTTAAACGAATGGACTTCACAGACGAGTTCGAGCTAGAACATTTTGTTTTTACAGAAAGGAAGTGTAGGACTTGTCGCAAGACAAAAGATCTTGTCTCGGACTTTTATAAGATAAGAAAAACTAGCGGTCCATCATCCTATTCTTACGAGTGCAAAGAATGCACTAAAAATAGAATCCGAAAAACTAGAAAATCAGGCAAATCTTCACAATGGGAATATCCTGACTGGTAGTGTGTTCATGCACTGTTTCCCATCTGAAAAGAAGCCTTTCCATAAATATTTTTAGATTATTTGGATTCTAAAGGAGTTAAAGATGCCGCTCAATTTAGCATCTCCTGGAATTGTCGTTAAGGAAGTTGACCTTACCAATGGCAGAGTAGATCCCTCATCTACACTCGCTGGTGGTCTGGTTGCTCCTTTCGCCAAAGGTCCAGTAGAAGAACCCACCCTTATTCAAACCGAAGCGGAGCTCCTCGATACTTTCGGATCTCCCTATAAGGACAGCAACCACTACGAATATTGGCTCACCGCAACCTCGTATCTGGCATACGGCGGTGTACTCAGAGTCGTAAGATCTGACGAAGCTTCGATGGCAAATGCGTTTGCAGGAACTGCAAGCAGCATCAGAATTAAGAGCAACGAAGATTATATCAACAAAGGTTACGCAGAGAACACTGTTGCTAATGTAGTCTTTGCAGCTAAGAACCCTGGTAGTTGGGGTAACAGTCTTAAAGTTTCTGCAATCGACGGTCTCGCTGATCAGATTCTGACAGGTATTGATACAACCGCAGTTCTCGGATTTTCCTCAACAGGACTCGGTGCTGTCGCTGGATTTGAAGATGGTCTTGCCGAAGTCAACTTGTCAGTTGGTCTTGGTGTTACCCAAGCAATTCCAGCTAATACAGTTCTTGCTGGTGCTGGATCTACCTCAGTTCTTGATGGTTTCCTCAAAGGCGTAATCACTGAAGTCGGTGCAGGACAAGTTTCTGTCAAACTGGTTTCTCATGTTAGCGCAGCTGGCACTGAAACTAAAGTAGATTACACTCCTGGTGGCGTTTACGCTTTCCAGAATACTGGCACCTCTAGTGCTGGTCTTCACCTCCATGTTCAGACTGACACTGGTAGAGGTTGGGTAGCAGGTAATGTTTCCTACGGTTCGTCCTTTGGCAGTCAAGATTTCCTTAACGCTCTGACTGCTGCTGGTATCGGTACTACCGATTCTCGCTGGACTTCTGCAGTAGCATTTGCTCCTGGCACACTTTCTTACACTGGTGAGAAGGATTGGTTCGACAATCAGTGGATCACTCTGAACGATGGTCAGAAGGTCTACTGGAATACTCTTGCTGATAGACCTGGAACTTCTGCCTACGCTGCAGAGAGAAACTCCAGAAATGACGAGATTCATATTGTTGTACACGACGATCTCGGTAAAGTATCTGGCAATGCTGGTACTCTTCTCGACAAGTTTGTTGCAACATCGAAAGCAAAAGATGCCATCTACTCTGTAGGTGATGCCTCTTACTGGAGAAAGGTTCTTCAGGTAGCAAGTCCCAACATCTTCGGTGGTGGAGCTCCTGCTGGAATCGTAACAACAGTTCTCGATGCTGATTTCGATCCCGTAGGTGATACTGGTTGGGATCAAAATACAGAGAATGTTTCCTTCGCTGCTATCGGTAACTATTCATCAAGTCTTACTGGCGGTGCTGATTACGGCGGTGCTACTAGCGTTGGTGACACTGCTTCCCTCAAGGTTAACATCGGAGATCTCTCTGCTGGATATGATCTTCTGAAGAATAAGGATCAATACGAATTAGACTTCTTGCTCATGGGCTCTGGTGCTCATGGTAAGGAAGAAACACAAGCACTTGCAAACAAACTGATCGCAGTTGCTGAATATAGAAAGGATTGTATCGCTTGCATCTCTCCTCACAGACAAGCATTCTTGGCTTCCTCTGGTGACGGTGAAGATCTGGTACTGAATTCTGATACTGTTACATCTAATGTAATTAGTTTCTACTCCGCTATTACATCGTCTTCTTACGCTATCTTCGATAGTGGTTACAAGTACATGTATGATCGGTTCGGCAGACAGTTCCGCTATGTTCCTATGAACGGTGACATGGCAGGTCTCTGCGCTAGAAACGATATCAACAACTTCCCCTGGTTCTCACCAGGTGGTACAGTTAGAGGTGGTATCCTGAATGCAGTTAAGCTTGCATACACTCCTGATCAACAAGAGCGTGACAAACTCTATTCTAATAGAGTTAACCCTGTAATCTTCTCGCCTGGTGCAGGTATCATCCTCTTTGGTGATAAGACTGGTTTAGGTAGATCTTCTGCCTTTGATAGAATCAATGTTCGTCGTCTGTTTATCTACTTGGAGAAAGCAATCGCTGCTGCTGCAAGAGATCAACTCTTTGAGTTCAACGATGAGATTACGAGAATTAATTTCCTCAACATCGTAGAACCATTCCTCAGGGATGTTCAGTCGAAGAGAGGTATCACAGACTTCGTAGTTGTTTGTGACGAGACAAACAACACTGCTGCGGTCATTGATAATAACGAATTCGTTGCTGACATCTTTGTCAAGCCCAACAGGTCGATTAACTTCATCGGTCTGACCTTCGTTGCTACCCGCACGGGTATCAGCTTTGAAGAAGTTATTGGTCGAGTTTGATCGCTTAATAACTAACTCTTAGAGGAAAAAACAATGCCCATTAATCAACAGAATCCCCCAAAGACTGCAAATAGGACTATTGATAAGTTCAAGTCCAGAATCAGTGGTGGTATTGCAAGACCTAATCTCTTTGAAGTTGTTCTTGCAACACCCGATGGTGTCGTTGACACCGATGTAAATGATTTTGGTATCAAGAGTAGATTCTTAGTCAAGGCTGCAGCACTTCCCGCTTCAAACATTGCACCTATCAGTGTTCCCTTCAGAGGTCGTACACTGAAAATTGCTGGTGATAGAACTTTCGATGAGTGGACTGTAACAGTTATCAATGACACCGACTTTGCGATTCGTTCTTCCATGGAAAGATGGATGAACTCTATTGCTAAGGTATCTGATAACTCTGGTCTTACAAATCCTGAGGACTACATCAAAGACCTCAAGATCTACCAGTTAGGTAGAGCTGAAGTTGCTCAGAACACTCAAGCATCTGAGACCGATATGCCAATCCTGAGAACTTATAAGTTCCATGGTTGCTTCCCGACAAATGTCTCCCAGTTGGATCTTTCCTACGATCAGGCAGATGCTCTGGAAGAGTTTACAGTTACCTTCCAAGTTCAATGGTGGGAAGCTGACGGTAACGGCGGTTCGGTATATTGATAAATAGTCCTATAACAGGACTTCTATTAGTATAATGACGAAACTATTTGGTTTCTCAATTGAGGACGGAGAAAAGAATCCTAAAGGTGTAGTCAGCCCTATTCCACCGCAAGGTGAGAATGGGGTTGACTATTATATTCAGGGTGGTTTTTCTAGTCAGGTTGTAGATATTGAAGGTATCTACAAGAATGAGCATGAGCTTATAAAAAGATATAGGGAGATGGCATTGCATCCCGAGGTGGATAATGCTATCGAAGATGTAGTAAATGAAGCTATCGTATCAGATACAAATGATTCTCCTGTAGAGATTGATCTGGAGAATCTGAACGCTAGCGATGCTATCAAAACAATTATCCGTAAAGAATTTAAACATATTAAAGATCTTTTAGATTTTGATACGAAGTCACATGAGATCTTTAGAAACTGGTATATTGACGGAAGACTCTATTATAACAAAGTAATTGATCTTGAGAATCCTCAAGAGGGTTTGCAAGAACTGAGATATATCGATCCTCTCAAGATGCGTTATGTACGCAAAGAGAAGAAGAAAGACGAGAGATCGGATCTGTTTAGACAGACTAATGTTCATGAATCTCAGAAGGTATATTTCCCTGAGATTGAAGAGTATTTCATGTATACTCCAAAACCTCAATACCCAACAAACATTGCTGCACCTGGTGGTGGCACTGCAATGAAGGGTGTGAAGATGGCAAAAGATGCCATCACATATTGCACCTCTGGTCTTGTAGATAGAAATAAAGGTGTAGGATTATCTTACTTACATAAAGCAATTAAGTCTCTCAATCAGCTTCGTATGATTGAAGACTCACTTGTTATCTACAGATTGTCTCGCGCACCTGAGCGTAGAATTTTCTACATTGATGTTGGTAATCTGCCTAAAGTAAAAGCAGAACAATATCTGCGCGATGTCATGATGCGCTATCGTAATAAGTTGGTCTATGATTCCAACAGCGGTGAGATTCGTGACGATAAAAAGATGATGAGTATGCTGGAGGACTTCTGGTTACCTCGTCGTGAAGGTGGTCGTGGTACAGAAATTACCACACTGCCTGGTGGTCAGAATCTTGGAGAGCTTGCTGACATTGAATATTTCCAGTCCAAACTTTATAGATCCCTTGGTGTACCTGAGTCTAGAATCGCTGGTTCTGGTGATGGTTTCAACCTTGGTCGCTCTAGTGAGATCTTAAGAGATGAACTTAAGTTCTCTAAGTTTGTTGGTCGTCTCCGCAAGAGATTCAGCAACATCTTCTTAGATATGCTGAAGAGTCAACTGCTTCTTAAGAATGTTGTTACTCCCCAAGACTGGGAAGTAATGTCTGAGCACATTCAGTTTGACTTTATCTACGACAACCACTTTGCAGAACTCAAAGATAAGGAACTGATGGAAGGTCGTCTTGGTCTTCTTGGAATGATTGAACCTTATGTTGGTCGTTATTATTCAACAGAATATGTAAGAAGACAGGTTCTTCGTCAGAGAGATGCAGAGATTGCTGAGATTGATGTTCAGATTGAAAATGAAATTGCATCTGGTGTAATTCCTGATCCAAATCAGCAAATGCTTGAGATGGAAGCAATGGCTGCAGCGGATCCGATGCTGCAAGGACAGGAAGATCCCGCCGCGCTTCCACCAGCTCAAGCTCCCAATCCACAGAACGCAGAGCCACCTCAAGGACAGGGCGAGATATAAATAAGTTTATACCATTGATTATTGATAGATGGAAGAGCTCATTAATATGATTGCGACGGATTCGTCCGCCGTAGATATCAGC